CCTTTATAATCGCTGCATTAAGTTTCTTGCTGCCGTCCAGACTTGCCCAACCGTCCAGCCGCCACATGGTATCGCGGGTCAGACTGCCTTGCATAGACCCTTTTTTCTCCGCAAAGCCGCTGATAATATACAGCTTTTTGCTGGTAATACCCCGAAAGGCGCTGTCCAGCTTCCAACTGCCGTCTAAGCGCCGCCGGCCATTAAGCAAAGTTACATCGTTCGGTTGGTTGAAAAACCGATACGGCAGACGCAGGCTTTTGAAAAACAGATTTTGCAAAAGACTTTCCGTAAAAACAATATTTGATGACATTGCCGAACGTAGTAAAATATGAGCAGGTTTAACCGGGGCCAAAAAGGCTGCTATCTTATCCCATAAGACGCTCGGTTTATCCAGACGGTCATAGTTCAATTCAATATCCAATCTATAATTGGCATAATCTAAATCAACTTTCCAATTCCCTGCGCCAACCAGCTCGTCCAGCTTTTGATATAAAAAGGCCAGTGTAAAAGGAGAGCGAGTTTTTATGCGAATAAGCAATCTTTCGCGCCTGAATTCCAGCGTTTCTGTTTGCATATCCGGCAGAATTCCAAATATTGCTTCCCAAAGGCTCACGGCCTGCTCGTCCATGGTCTGAAAATAGAAATTTTCATCAATTCTCACAATGTTATCGCTCAACCTTTGCAGTTGCTCGCTCTCAGTCTTGCAGATCTGCTGATAGTCCAAAATATCCCGATACCACGGCGGCAGCAGGGCCAGCAAATCAGTGTCCAAATCCCAATTAAACATTCAGGTTCACCGTCCCCAGCAAAGGTATTTGCTGCAAATCGCCGTTTTCAATTAAAGCCAAATCTGCCGCTTGATTATTTAGCTTTACAGCAGTTACATTCACAACGCCGGTTACGCCTAAAATAGCCGCCAGCACTCTTGCTTGATAAATGCTGGCAGCATAATCCACAGCCGCGCTGTTTGAGGGGTTGCCCCAAGCGCGCCGCACCTCCAGCAGATATTCCGCCAGCGCGCCCTCTGCCAACGGCTGCACCTGCCCAATAGTATAACCCACCGCCAGCGTAACCTTTGCCGACACGTCAATTATCAACGCCGCAGCCGTGCCGATTGTTACTTTTGCACCTATCGGCGCCATACCAAGACCAAGCCCCTGATTAGGCGGCGGGTCAACAGCATTTTGCACAGTCTGCACCAATACCTGACTAGCCGGCAGAAAATCTGCGCCCAAAATAGAGCATTTAACCGTGCCGCCGCCCTGCCATACCGGATAGACCTGCACCGCGCCAACGCCCTCAATCGCCATAAGATACTCCCGATAAGCAGCAATATTGCCGCCAAAGGCCGGACTATTCAAAGACGCAATCAATCTGGCGCGCAGTTCCTCATCCGTTTCAATATCCTCACCGGGAATTAATATATCCGTCAATTGGGCTTGGCTTAAACCGTTTATCGCCGTGATTGGCAAAATGCTGCCGCTATAATCGTTGCCCGCCACTCCCGGCGTTTCTGCCGTCAGTTGATACTCCAAAGGATTGGCAGTCGCCGCCGTTACCGTAAAATTAATACTACCCGCGCCATTAATGGTTGAAAAACGCGAACCCAGAGCCACAGGCATATTAAAAACACCCAAACGCACCGCAGGGCTGGCCTGCGCACGCTGAATATTGCCAAGCACCGCCAGATAATCCAGCGCCTGCCCGCCTGCCGTTTGAATAAAAGCCGCGCGCTGCACGCTGTCCAGCGTAATATAAAAGCCCTCCAGCGCATAGGCGGCAGGGCTTAAAGCAGTAGGTATCGGCGAGGTATCCCGCTTATCAAAGGTGGGCGGTATTCGCTCCAGCATACTTTGCAAAATCTGCCGATAATTATATCCCGTCAAATCAATCACAAAACCACTTCCTTCTGCGCCGTAAAACTGCCAAATACGCTTTCCACTGTAAAACTGACGTTCACCGTATCATCGCGGCGGCTGAAACGAAAATCGGCAACACTGCGAATTCTATCGTCTATCAGCAATGCCTCCACAATCCGGCGTTGCAGCTCTGAAATTACGTAACCATAATTCAAGCCAATTAAATCGCCAAACTCAACACCGGAATAAGGCGAAAATATCTGCCAGTGAAAACGCTGCACATTCAAGATAATCTCCACGGCCTGCCGAACCGCGGCCTGCCCCTCCGCCGTGTTTTGAATTCGCCCGGTTTCCTTGTTGATATTCCAAGTCAGCGTTGGCTGCTCAACAAACTCCACGCCCCCGCTTAGATCAATATTAGATTGCGGCAAAGTCATCGGCCCACCTCCTAATTAATCCCTTGCAGCCAGCCGCGACAAAACAATAAAACGCTGCCCATGCAGCACGCGCAGCAGCAGAACCTTTTCCCCGGCCTGCAAATCGTTGTGTATGTGTATAGACTTCCGGCCTTTAATCGCATGCTTGTGTGTAGTATCCAAATTGCCAGTATCGCATGAGCCGCCACCAGTGTAAGTATCGCTTATCGCGTGCGTATGCCTGCCGTTCATAAACGCGTCGTTCTCGCTAAACCAATCAATAGTTATATCCAGACTATAATACCGAACCGCGTCAGTCAGATAAAGCACCTCCGCTTTTAGCGGGGCCATAGCCGGATTGACGGATATTTCCAACGGCTCCGCCTTGGTTACCGTACCGACGCACATATCGGTAGGCTGACCGGCAGCGTTATTTTGCGCCATTATTTGCAATAAAACGTCTGAAAGCTGCATAAATTCACCCTCTCAAATCGCCAGCGTGTCAAAGGTCATGGTGTGGCTGTCGTTCTTATAGGTATGGGTTACCCTTTCCAGCAAAACATATTGGTCAAGGTTTATATCGCCCAGCCCCGGTACTTTCATCAACACCATTTGCCCTGCGCGCAGGCCAACAACCCCCAACGAATTGACCGACAACGTCCGCATACGGCGGTTATAGTATTTCAGCGTAGTTTTTGCCTGTTCTTCAATCTGCGCCGCATTAGCGCTGCCGTCCACCGTCTGATAAAGCTGCAACAGCCCCCATTGGGCGATATTGGCGCTGTCTTCAGCCACATAAACGTCAGCCCCGCCGGTTTCCTCATTTGGACGGGAAAGTTTTACATAGTTATAGGTCTGCGCATCAATATCCGTTTTGTAGCTATAATCAGTCAACAAGGATTTATCACCGATTATCACATCAGCTTTAAGCTGCTCGGCTTCCTGCAAAGCAAGGCCGCTGCCGTTATCATAAAAAACATAAACCTTGCCGGTGTTGAGCAGGGTTTGCTGAACGGCGCTTTGAACAATATCCATGCAACTTTGATTTTCCTCAATCAGCGAAGGAATGGCATAACCGGTGTCGGCCAAATCGCCCATCATACCGTTGAGATTGTCCCGCTCCAGGTCGGGATTATATCGCCAGCCTTCTGCTTATAAAAGGCGTATGAAGCGTTAGCCTTCAAATAACGCAGCCGGTCATAACAAGTAACTTGAATAAGGCCCCAGCGGTCTTTTACCTTAGTAAATACCCAACCGTAAAATTGCAGCTTGCCGTCCACGGAAAAACGCACTACATCGCCTTCAAAAAATGATAAATCGCCGGCCTTAATAACCGTAAATTTTAGGGTGCCCGGACTGCCGGTGCGATTGGTTTCCAAGGTAATTTCCGAAGTTGAATTGCTGACCTCCCACATTTGGCCGCTGCTTTTATTGGCAATAATCAATTCAGTTTTCATCTGCCGATCACCACCTGCAAGGCTTCTTTTTTAATCCAGCCCAGAGCACCGCCGCTTTCATCGGTAATATGCACAGGATAGGCTTTTTCCGCGCCGAGTAAGCGCTGCACCAGAACCCTGCGCCCAGAAGCCACGCCGTGCGGCTCGTCGCCGGCGCTGGTATAATAATAATTGCCGTTGGCAATTGCCGCGCAGCCAGCATATAGCTGTTCAGGCGGGATTTTTCTGGTCTTTTCAGCCGTTACTTGCACCGTCTGACCAGCAACACTCTGCGCCTGCCCGCCGGATTTAACTTGCAGCTGGGCAGGAGAATAATCCTTATATTCCGTCAATTCCAGTTCATAGTAAAAATCGCCGGTTTCACCGCCGCGTTCTTCCAAATCAAACGCTGTAACCAACACGTCAAAACCATAATCACTGGTCATAAACGGCTCGCCGTTTTCATAATAACGAACCGGCGTATAAACCAGCGGCGTTTTGTCCAACTGCGCCTGCCGGAAAAAGCGAATATAATATTCCGGCTGACGAAAGTCGTTGCCGGTCAGCACGCCGGAAAAAGGCCGCCCCGGAAAAAACGAAGCAATCTGCAAGGTACGCAAATTCGGCAGGCGCGGCGCCATAATCTCGCCCAGCCCCAGCACGTTATATTTATCGTTGGCCGTGGCATGAGCAACCGACAATTTGGCCGGATTGACCGGCAGGCAAAAGCTCTCGCCGCTACGAGAAAAAAACAATCTAAAATTATTGGGCATATTATCACCTTAAAAAACCGCCGCCGTGGAACGCGCCGCCCCGGCTGACATTTCCTCCAGCAGCTGATCGCGCAGCATATTAACCAATCTGCGTCTGTCTTCTTTAGTATCGCCGGTGTTTTGGCCGCTGATTTGAATAACCGGGGCTTGCGTGGTCAAATTGATATTGTTAACATAACGCCGTTCCGCCATATCCACCAGCATTTTCATCGTTTCCGCCGATAAATCCACCGAATTTTTAATCGCCTTGGTATCTCCGGCAATGGAAGATAGGTTGTTCGCCATACCGTCCAGCGCACCGCCGAAGCGACTATAATCGCCAAAGCCGGCTGCTTCGGCCCGCGCGGCTTCAATACCCTCCAAACGCGCGGCGTGCGCCGTATCTCGGGCCAGCTTTAACGCCGAAATATTGCCGGCGCGTTCCGCCGTATTATTAGCCACCTGCGCCGTTCTATCAGCCAAATTGGCCGCCCGCTTCGCTTTGCGCGCATTATTTTTTTCGGCGGCATTATCACCAAAGGCCGCGGCTTCCACCGGCGCGATATTAACGCCGGGGATTTTATTCAACACGCTGATAAAACGATTGACGTAGCCAATACCACCGTTTACTAAATCCTGCAAATGCTTTAATACGCTGACTTTCAAATCGCCAAATCCATTACTGATGTTGGTTGTCATTATTGCAAAGTGCAGAATGGTTTCATCAAATTTATTTTGCACATTATAAAAAATGCTGACCAGGCCAATCCAAAGATTTTGCCCGGCGGTCAGGCTGGCGTCCACAAAGGTCAGCCACGCCGCTTTTGCGCTGCCGCAGTGTTTGATAAACAAACCAACTGCCGCGCCAATCGCGATAAAAGCCGCCGCTACTGGCAGCAAAGGACTTTCCAACATTCCCAAAACAAACGCTCTAAAAGCGTTACTGGCCGCCAACTGGGCTATCGTATAACCGCCCACCGCAACGGTCAGGCCATAAAAGCCGCCGGCAATAACTTCAATATGCCGGCTGACAAAACCAGCCGCCTTGCCAACGCCATTAAGCACCGGCTGAAAAATCTCAATAGATAAATTTTTAGCCTGCTGCCAAGCCTGCGCCCAAGTGACAGGCATAGCCGCAAAGCGCGCCTCAACCTCGTCTGCCGCGCTGAACATAGCGGCCTTGATAACGTCAGAGGTCAAAAGCCCTGCCGAGGCCCAGTCTTTCATAGTGCCTTTGGCGTTCTGTACATTGCGCATATAATCTTCAATCGCCTGCGCCAGCAGCGGCGCGTTTTCAATAATCGAACGGTATTCGTCGCCTTGCAGCCGCCCGCTGGCCATAGCCTGCGTTAGCTGATACATAGCCGCCGTCTGCTCCTGCGCCGAAGCTCCGCCAATAACAAAGTTTTTATTGAGCAGTTCCGTAAAAGCAACCATTTCCTGCGTGCTGTCAAACGCCCCGCGGGCCAAGATGCCTAATTTAGAAACTGTGGCGGACATAGCCGTATAAGAACCACGCGAACGCTCTGCCGCCCGATAAATCATGCCCTGCAACTCTGCCGTGGTTTGCAGCCCGTCATTGATAAGATTTAAGCGCGCTTCCGCCGAAACTAATTCGTCGGAAAGCGAAGCAATGCCGGTTATGCCGCGCAAACCAAAATACGTACCGCCCAATCGGCGCAGCGAACGAGTCAAACTGTTGGCGGAGTTGCGGCTGGCTTCCATTTGCTGTTGCTGCCGCCGCTGCTCCGCCCGCGCCACATCAGCGGCAATCTGCACTCTGGTTTGTATGCTGTTGTACTGCTCCCAAGCCGCGGTGGCAGCGTTAACCGCCGCGGTATTATCTCTAACTGCCGCCGTCTGCCGCCGCACCAAATTTGAAGCCGCATTAAAAGCATTGCCCTGCCGCGTTACGGTATTGGTTTGCCGAGCCTGCACATTAGCCAGATTTGTCTGGGTAATAAGTAATCGCGCCTGCGCGCTTGCTTGTCGGGCCTGCGTATTGGCTAACCTCGTTTCAGCATTAGTCAACCTGACCAAAGAATTAATCTGCTGATTTTGGAGGTTTGTACGTCTTAATATTGTGCTAGCATTATTTGTATTCTGCGAAGCAGCAGCGCGAACTGCTGCACCCTGTTCATTAGCTGCATTTGCAGAAGCGCGCATAGCATTGGCGTTGACTATGTTCTGTGGCGCGGCAGACTGAACTGCGGCGCTCTGGGCGTTTGCAGCGCTTGCCGCCATTCGCAAAGCGTTGGCATTTGCCACATTCCCCCGCACAGCAATTCTAGCCGCCGCTCCTTGAACGCCCGCAGCACCGGCGGCCGCGCGCATGGCGGCAGACTGACCGGCCATTTGGGCGGATACCCTGCGCACATTATTTTGCAACTGCCGATTACAAGCCGAAGCGTTTTGCGCCGCCCTTAAATAAGCGCTCATATTGGCGGAAAAACCGTCCACCAGACTTAATACTTCTCTTATTTCGGCCATTAAGCGGCACCTCCATTCTCGCTATTTTTACGGCTGCGCATTTCCTCCTCAACAAATACCCCAATCAGCGCGCGCTCCGCCAGCGGTAAATCTGCGTATTTCGAGGGCGGCCAGCCCCAATTTACAAAACAATAATAGGCCAGCCAAGTTTCCGGGTCTGGCTCCGGCCCGGCTAAAAGTTTTTTGCTTCAACCGAAATATCTTTATCAAAGCCGGAAAGCTGCATAATCTCATTCACCAGTTTGCCATATTCTCCGGTGCGCAGCATACGGCCGGGCAGCTGCAAAGGGTCAAGCAGCGGCGAGGACGGGTCGGGGCTGAAAGCCGCCAGCAGTTCCTTGTCCGCAAAATTTGGCTCAACTGTGGCCGCCAGCACCAACCGCTGGGTATACTCAATATCGTCCCATTTACTGCCCTTTAAGCACATTTTGCCAATCGCTTCGTTTTCCGCCTGCGAAAGCGCTTTGATCGTAAAAGGTACCGGCTGACCACTCTCATCACAAAAACGCGCGGAAATAAACACCTCTTTTTGCTCGTCCAGCTTGGCCGGGTGCAAAAATGCTGCTAATCTACTCATATTTTTTTCCTCCTTATCAATCGCCCAGACTTATCAAGCACCCAGAACAGCCGGCTCGCCAAAAGCCTGCAATCTGGCCACTCTGGTATAGGCAAATTCAAAATCATAATTCAGCATTGTTTCTTCGCTGTCCAAAATAGCAATCGGCACTTCGCCGGTCAGCGTGCAGCCGTATAAAGCCACCACCTGACTGCCGATAGTTGGCGCGGGGTCTTGACTGGTGATTTGAATATCAAATTCCGGCATAACGCCGGTGTTGATATATTCTAAAATCATATCCGTAAAGATATTGGAACCGTAATAGATATTCCCTTTGCCGGCCAGCTTCGCGCCGTTATTTTTGCTCTGAATGGTGCGCGTGCCGATAACTTTCATATCGTTGCTTTGCACAGTCGCCCCGGCGCGGATATTGCGCATGCCGGCCACTTCCACCGATTTACCGTCGCGGGAAATATAAACCCTGCCCTCCGCGCCGTTTATGGTATCTTTCGCCAATAAATAAGCCATATTTTACACCTCCATTTTACACCTTTTAAGCTGCCATTTTAGGCCACGGTAACGGTCATATAAATCTTTTCGGCAGCGTCCACCGCTTGAATGGCCAGATTGATAACCACCGCGTCAATCTCATTGCCCGGCAGCACCTCCACGTCGTCCGGGCTGAAATTCTGAATACCATCCGCGCTCTGAATATCCAGCAGATAACCAACAATGGCCGACTTAAAGCGAGAGCGCCCGGCTTCGTTGTTGTTCACAATGCCGATAAAATTCTGCATAAACTGAGCGTAAATATCGTTGGCAATGGTATTGCACAGGCGCATAACCCGGTTTTTATGATAGACATTGCCAATATCCGGCGTGTAAGTAATCAGACTGTTAATATCCTGTACCACGCGCACCGCTTCACCGTCAACAAACATAATCAAATTGCCGGCGGAAACCGCGGCAATCTTCTCACCATTGGTTTGCAGCGGTTGCACGCCCACCGCATTAGGATAAACCGCATTGGTCAAACTGTCATTATACCGCGCGCCGGCCTCTGCGCCGCCTACCCACCAGCAGGTCTGCTCCGGCGTAAACACCGTGCCGTCGTCCATGATTACGCCGCTGGTAACATTGATTACATACCGACTATCAGGATTGGTCAGGTTTGCCGCCACCAGCTGGGCATACTGACCGTTGCCGTCGGCAATGCGCTTGATAAAAGTTACCATAGAATTGGCAACGCTTTTATCACTGCCGTCATAAATCAAAATGTCAAAGGCATAAGGTTCAATGGCCGTCAAAAATGCCGCATAAGCCGGTGCAGAAATTGTGCCGTCCGCACCGCCCGTCAGTTGAAAGCTAATATTAGCCGCCAGCTCGCCCTCGCCCTCCGCGGCGAATTTAACCCAAGCGTTGGCCTGCAAATCAGCGGCGGCAGCCACATTCTGTTCATCAACAACCGCATTGTCAACCACCGTTTGCACGGTATAAGTTTCGTCAGTTTCCGCCACCACGATAACGCTAATATCATTGCCGCGCAGGCCCGGATAAAGCGCCGTAACCGTCAAGCCGTCCTGTGTAGCAGCCGCTTTGGCCGCACCAGAACCAGCCGGGCGATAAAGCAAAACCTTGTTCGGTGCCGGCGTTCGATTGCTGCCTTTGAAAATTTCCTGCAAAAAGCGGTTCTGTTCAACTGCCCCGCTATACCCGGTGAAAGGCGTATAATCCGCCCCGGCTTCAATAATCTGCACCGTATCCGCCGCGCCCCAAGACAAAGGCTCGCAAATGGCCACCGTGCCGCGCTCGCCAACTGTTAAGCCCGTGCCGTTGGCGCTCTTAAAGCGAATATAAACACCAGGCAGCGCTTTGTTTTGATTAGTCCAGGTTCCGCCGCTCATTTTTCAATCCCCTTTCGATTATTTGCACCACACAAAATCGCCGCCGCTGCGTGCGCTTCAGCCAGCGTGTATTCCTGACCGTCCTGCAATGCCTCGGCCAGAAAATCCGGCTGGTAAGCGGCAAAATCAGGACTGCGCAGCAATGCGGCCTTGCTGAAGCGTTTAGCATTGCTTTTATTCTTCTCCGTATTCTTTTCTATGTTTTTCTCCATACTCGATAACCTCCAAATTTATCGTCAAATCCTGCATAGTAGGATCGGCCAAATCTTTAGTCACCCACACCTGTAAATCAAACTTATAATGCAGGGCGTCTGGCTCTATATCATGCAACCGATTATAAGTTCTAAGCGGTGCGCTTTGCCCTGCGTAAACATAAGGGAAAAGTTCCATAATTTCGTCCAGCGTTTCCGCGGCGGCCGCATATTGACTTTGTAAATCAGGCAAATTATATGCCAGCAGATACACCAAATCCAACCGAATAGTCCGCAGCCAACGCCCCGCCTGCCGTAATTTGATTTCGCCGCCGCGGTTCTGCAGAAACATACAAGGCAGCTTGGTTCCCTGCTGGTTCGGGTCAGCGTAAAAACTGACGCCGGGAAAATACGGCGCCAAATAATCAGCCAGGGACTGCGCCAGGGCTGAACTTGTAAATTTCATTCTTTTAACCTCGCAATCTCCCGCTGCAAAATTCGCTCCACCGTTTGATGATAAGCCGCTTTGCCCTTTTCGGCCATAAACTCACCTTTAACCCATTTTGTTTTGGTGCCTACGACTATACCGCCAGCTTTCTCTTTATCCTGCTCTAACTGGCCGGAAATTGGGTCAATATGCAGCCACGGCACAAAATGCTTGTCCAGGCGGTGACCGTTTTCCACATAAGAAGCGTATTTCTGATTGTTAGCTAAAACCGTCACCAAATCGCGGCCCTCTTTTATTGGCTCGGTTACGCTATCATTAGCCCAAGCCGCTTTCAGTTCGCCGGTTACAGTATTGCGGCCAATATAACCGCCCCTGCCTGTGCCGGCCTTGGGCGGCGTGATCTCCGTGCTTACTTCTACCGCTTTTTGCGTGGCCTGTTTCGCCGTGCGTGCCAAAACTTTTGGTAAATCGGCTTGCAGCTTTTGCAGTTCTTTAATGCGCTGTGCCAGCGTTACGGTGCGGCTCATGATATTCTCTCCTGCTGCAACAACACAATTTCCTGATGCGCCAGCCCGGGAATAACCGTCCCGAAAGGCTCAAAATGATAATGCGGCTCGCCGGCAAAAGCGCGTGTATCAAAAGTAACCACGCCGAGCGCGCCGCCGCGGTGAATAATCAATTCATCACCGGCGCGAATATCCACCTCGTTAGCGCAGGCCAATTTGCTGGTCTGCTTAATCTCCGCCGCCTGCCCGGTCATCACAATCGGTTTGGCGCTGTCCTCATATACCCGGCAGGCAATATCGCAGCCTACCTGTTTGCGGCTTTGCCTGGTCAACGCACCGCTCATCGTCTGTTCTGTTCGGTATACGTCAACCGTATCCGTATACCAGCCTGTCCAATCCATTTTTTCACCGCCTTTTATATCACATAGGAGCCGCCCATGCCTATCAACCGTGCCCTTGTCGCCAACATCTGCCCATAAACGGTGGCGTTTAAGTCACCCCAGGCAGATGTGGCCGCAGTAAGCGCTTCGGTGTCATAAGTAACCGAAGCGTCGCCCAGTTTGGCCGATTTAACCACGCCAGTCAGTTCGCCGCTTTGCGCCGCCTGTTTAGGCGTATCGCTGCCCTCGCTGAAACTGCGCAGATAAAGAGCCGCCTGATGCGCCACATAAAGCCCGGCGGCATAACGCCAGCTGTCCGCCCAACGTTCACGGTCAATAATGCCATTAGTTTCCGCAATAAACATTTCCAGAACAGCGGCAGGCAGCAATGAGGCCACCGGTTCTTCCGCAGTCGCTCTGGTATAAAACTGCGGAAAATCAGCCTGAAACATGGCCGCCGTATAAACGCCCCGGCCGCCGGCGTTGATATTAGCCGCAGCTGCTTTCATGCCCAAAAATTGCGGCTTCATTTTTCAGTTTCCTTTTTATCTTCCGCGTTTTGCGCGTCCTTATCGGCATTGGCTTTGCTCGTCGGAACCAGCTTGCCGTCGGTCACCAAAGCCTTAAAATAAGCAGTGGCCGCCGCCCATTTCGGAACGTCAACCACCAAGCCTTTATTTAAGCGTATCTTTTCGCGTCCGTTATTCCCGGGAATAACCGCATTTATCCTGCTGTAAACCAACATTTACTGCGCACCTCCTTAAATACCGTCAAAATAGACCAGCGACGTGGGATAAAACAACTCCACCTCGGAAATATTAGCCGCATAAGCCGTATCATAGCAGAAATTGGTTACATTCGGCTGGCTCATGGCACGCATCAGCGGCACCAATTCCTCCACTTTCAAAAACCGCTCGTTATTTACATAAACAGTCATACGGTCAGCGCCACCAACGCCTGCACCTTTAGCCCAGGCCGTCGCCCCGATATACAGACTGCCGCCCTCTTTTACCGCAATGTTGTTTTCTAACAAGAAGTCAAGAATTGTCTTGCCGGCCAGTTCCGTAACCTTAGTTTGCAGAATATAAGCATACTGTTCATACGGCAGCAGCACATGATTGGGAATAGCCTCACGGTCATATTCATTAGCCGCCCAAACAAACAGCAAGGCGCTGTTCACGTCCTGCAAAATCTGGTCGGGCGTTTTATCCGCCCATTTGGTGCTGGAAGCAGCCGCGCCATTATTAGCCACCGTGGTATGCACCGCGTTGGGATTGTTCAAAAGGCCGGTCGTTCCATAACGGGGAAAACCCATATACACGTTTTCGTCCATATGCTTGTCATAGGCCAAGCGCATACCCTGCTGCAAAAGCTGGTCCAAACTGCGGCCGATATAATTGGCGCGCTGCATATCCTGAAACATCACGCGCAGCACCGCCGCAAAAGCGTGGGCTTTATACATACCCTTTTCAGTGTTGGCCTGAACCACCGGCAGACCGTTTGCACCGCCAGCCATAATCGGACTTTCGCCGCTGCCGCCGCTAATGCCATAACTTACGCCCATCGCGGAGGCGTAATCCACCCAGCCACCACCTACCGCAACCGGAATATCGCGCGGATAGGTAATGCTGCTCAAAGGCTGGCGGATTAAAGAATCGCGCTTTTCCAGTTCCGATACCAGAAAAGCCTGGCCGGAGGCAATTCCGGCCTCGTCCATAATCGGCACAGCCGCCAGATTAGCCGCGCTCCCTCCTGTCGCCGCGCCAATAATGCCGCCATCAAACGTGCCCATATTCTGAAAATTTTGCAAATTGCTCATTATTTATCAAACCTCCTGATTTGCCCGGTTTATGCCCGGTTCATAGTTTTAATGCGCATTTCCGCAATACCGTTAGCGTCCGCCGCGCCCGTCCATTCACAGTTGCTCAGCAGTACCGCGCCGTCCTCGTCCGCCGCCGCTTCAAAACCGCCTACTACGGCATTCGGCAGAGCGCTACTGACTTTCAGGCGCAAATAAACAGCGCCACCCAAAGACGGCGCGCCGTTCTGACATTTTACATTGACCGCGCCGCGCTGAAAAACCGACACCGGCTCATTAACGGCATAAGCGCCTACACTCTGCCCCAGATAATTCAGCGCCGTTTTAACTTCCGCCGCCGCCACGCCGACAAAATCAGCCGCCGCCGCTCCGTCAGCCGGCAGAACCACCTGCCCATTGGCGTTATACACCAGCCCAAGACCAAACGGAATATTTCCCCCTGCCGGTCTGGTGTTGACAATCATATCAGGCTGCCTGGCGTAAGTACCGGCAAAACCATGTGGCATACTCCTGCCTATTGTTTGTGGATTTAACATCATAATCTATCTGCCTCCTGTATTTTATTATTGTTTTTTATGCGGATTAAGTCCGTCATAAATACTTTGCTGCTTTTCGCAAATCGTTTCATAAGGCTGTCCGCCAGCGCTGGAAGCAGCCCTAGCCCTGGTTTGCACAGCGTCCATAATCCGGCCCAACGGTCTGTCGTCCGCCTGCACTGCCTGCAAAACAGCGTCCGCCACCGCAGCCTGCACCTGTTTGTCCTCAATAGCGGCCACAGCAGGACGCATAGCGCGCAGAAAAGCCACGGCGCTGTCCTTGGATACAGTACCGCCACTTTCAGCCGTGACCGCGTCTGCCGCCACAACGCCGGCGCTTTCGCCAGACAAAGCCGCGATTTTCGCATCAATAGCACCCTCGGCAGATAATTTCGGATCTTCCTTTGGCAAAGCTGCCTCCAGCTTGTCCATTCGGCCCAGCAGATTATCTAATTTAGCCTCCAATTTACTTTCTGCGGTGCTTTCAACACCGCCTTCCTTTTGCTCCTGCGGTCCAACCGTCGGCTCGGCGTCCAGAACCGTGGCCACGTCCGGAATCAGTTTATCAAACTCGCCTCCCTCCAGTTCCTTGGCGGCCTGACCGAAAAACCGCAGAATTGATTCTTTCCATTTGCTCATTTTCTTCCGTCCTTTCTCCGCGCTAAGCGCAGTATCTTTTATTGCAACATCGTGGCCGGCCCTGCCCCGAGGCACCACCGCCACATGATTGCCTCTGATATTGATTTGCTGCCAATCCTTACCGTCCGGCACAAACTCCGCCGTATAACCGGCAGAAACCTCACGCACAATGCCGTTTTCCACGTCGCTGCGCAGCAGAGGGTCTTTAATATGCAAATCGCCCAGCAAAAAATCACCCTCCTGGCGCACATTCTCCACATGGCCCTTTGAATAGGCGGCATAAGTTTCCGCCGTCAAATTCTCCGGTGGGTGGCCAAAGGTAACGTCTTTGCCCTCAAAGCTGGCCATGGCCGCCGGCGCAAAAACTTCGTCCTCGTAACGGTTCACCCGAATAATCCGCTCTGCCGGGCCGGGCATATGCAGCTCCCCGGCCAAATATTCCATAGCCCCAATCCGCGCCAGCGGCACATCATGACAAATCAAATAACCCTCCGGCGTGGTGGTCATATGCGGACTTATTTTAGTTCCGTAATAATAAAGCATTGTTATTCCTCCGATTTTTTGGCATAAGAAAAGCAACTGCCTTAAAAGGTAGTTGCTCAAATTCAATTTATTCTTCCACAATCTCCCAACGCCCGCCGGGGCCGCTGCCGTCAAGCGGAGCCGGATGGTCTGGAGAATATAAATAATCCTCGCCGCTGTCATCAATAACCCGCAACAATTCACCATCCATCCAAGCTTCATATATCTTGCCATTAGTTAGACCAAAAGCGCCAAAACTTTCGCCAACATAACGCAGTTTCATTGTCTTTTCCGGCTTATTCAAAGGCGGCGGCGGAACATAATAATTTTTGTCGCCCATTTTTATTTCTCCTTTCGATGCTTCAATTTAACTCTATTCAGTCTTTTCATTCCAGGCTATCATAGATTTTATCAATGATAGCTTCGCAAATATCCCCTGTTTGATTAGTTTTTTGATAATCTGCATCATCAAAACCATGCGCCGTTAAATAAGTCGTCAACTTGTCAATCACATATTCTTCAATTTCCGCTGACGTATATTCCCTATCCTCAACGCCTATCTGTTGCAAAAATTTCAGCTGTTCCGATGTAACTGGTAATCTCATTTGCTTGTCCTCCAACCGGTTATTAATTTCCCCGTAACAGGATTTATCACCACAGCCTCGCCAGCTCCGGTGAAACGTTGACTTTGACCGCCTTTTTCGTCTGTCTTAATTGTACCAATTTTCACCGGGCTTTGCAATGCCTTTAAAACCGCTTCTGCTGAAAAATTACGACTAATTGCCCTTTCAACAAAATGCCGAGAAATTCCGGTTATCTCAATGCCATTAATTGTCATTTGACCTATCAACGGTTGAAAACTTTTTGTTTTATTAAACAAACGATATTCTTGCAGCCAATTTTTATAAATATCATCAGCCGCCGCCTTGTGCCTAGCAAATGTTTCCCAGCGTTCCGGCACATTATCGCCCAAAGCCAGCCGATAACGCTGCCATTGCCTGTATGTATCAAGCGATTGCCGCTGCTCTCGCTGCTGTTCACGATATCGCCGCCGCTGGGCCTCTGTGCGTGGGTCAATATCCGGCGGATTACTCGCAAAACTGGAAAACTCCTTAATTTTGGCAATCTCTTCTTCAGTCATGCCGGCGTCCGTCCATGGTATTAAAACGTGCAGGCAGTTTGGGTGAATATTCAGCCAGGTATTGCTTAAATCGTCCACACCGTTGGGGTCAATTTTGCCAAAGGCAGCGGCCAGCGGCGGAAAATCCGGGTCTTGGCCGCTTTTGCTATAAACACGCCCCTCGTAAGGAGCGCAGAGCGGACAAACGGTATTATGGCTGCTTATCTTATACAAATCCTGCTCCGGGTCAGCGGTCAGCACAGCGATACTCTCGGCCTGCCGGCGGCAGGTGCGCGTCGCCATGCCCAAATAAGAATGCAACGACCATCTGCGCCCCACCTTATCAACAAAAGCCGTAACACCCTGCTGCTGTAAAGCGATTACCAAATCATCAATGTTGCGCAGAGAATTTAGCCCCATAACCTGATTATAGGCCACTGCCCACCGCACACCTGCGGCAAAAATATCCGGCTCACGGCGGCCAACCAATACGTTAGTTAGAGTTTGCTGCACCGTATTACTGGCCTGTAACACCTTAGCTGACAAATCAGCGCTTAACTGCTCCACCAGTGCTATTTCCCCGATAGATAAAGCGTTTTTATAACCGGCCATGTGTTTTCCCACCGTTTCTTCAATGCGCCGAGCGCTTGGATTATGCACATAAAATTCTCGCTCCACCATTTGCGGAATATAGGCAAAACTTTCATTCTGCATTTGCTGTAATATGCCCTGCACCCGCTCCAGCGCCGCCTCCGCATGATAATCAACCAGCCCAAACGCACGCAGCCGACCTAACTCATTCACAATATCAGTTTCCGCGCGCAGATACAAGGCCAACAGCACGTCTAAAACCATATTTTTATTTTCTTCGCTCATCAGTTAAGCCCCATTAGCGGGTCGCGCAGCGCCGTTACGTCCAAAAAGCTTTTACCGGCATTGGCAGTAATTTCTTCGTCGGTAATGCTGCCAAACAAGCCGGTTTCTTCGGATAATTTTTTTAATTCCCTCTGCGCAGTATCCGCCGCAATCAAGCCGGCCTGAAAAATACCGCGAATAGCCGCCGCTTTTTTCTCGGCAATCTCCGCCAGTTCCTTGGCCGTCGGCATCCACAGTGATGGAAAACTTATGCCAATATCCTCCGGCACAAATCCCCAGCAACTCATGGCCAGCACCGGCAGCAATTTCTCCAAAGCCGGGCGCAGCTTGGCTTCTCTTTGGCCCTCCAGATAATCATAATAATTCTGCAAGTCGCTTTTGCCGCTGGAATTAAGCCCGGCCGGTTCACGTCCAAACAGCTTGGCCGCCGGAATATGCGAACAGCCGCACAAATTCAAACACATACTGTCAAAAACGTCTTTCAAACCGGTGAAAGTATACTGCGTATTTTTTATCTGATCGCCCCGATTTACCAACTGCACGCCAAAATTGGATTTTAGCACCGTTTGCGCCTGCATAACACGCCAAAAACGCTGCTGTGCCGCCGCGCTGCCCAAACCGAAAAGCTGGTCCAATGCCTCCACCTCCATAGTGTCAACATTCGCCCGGAAAGTCAGCCCGGCCATATTCGCACTGACGTTATCATGGGCCACCACCTCTTTATACAGGCTTTCCACCTCCGACGCGCCCCAAAACAATTCCGCCTGACGTTCCAGCGGCGGCAATGCGCGTCCAGTAAAGCGAATTATCCGGCTGTGATGCACTCTGGCCACTGTCAGCCCCTCCGATGTGTCTATGGAATAATATTCCGGCACCGGCGAACCCTTTTCCAGCACTATTTCCGAACTCGGCGTTACTCCCACCCAGCGGTCAAGAATATAAAGCCCCTCAAAAGCGCCGGGCAGCACCGCCGTTAAGTCGAGCGGTTCATTCAAGCAATCGTATTGCCCCTTTATCAAAATCAGGCCGGCAGCCCCGCCATAAAGCCGCCCCCAGCGCAAGCCCTCGCGCAAACGCTCCATAAGCGCCGTTTGCCGCTGCTGCTTGTCAAACTCTTGCAACTGTTCCGGCGTTAAACTGCCGCTGACGCTAAAGCCCTTTTTGGTCATATCGTCCGGCACCAGTTCTACCACATTTTGTACCAGCCAGTTATCCCGATATAAGGAGTTCATCAAAGCGTAATTATCGGTCAGGCGCGTCAGCGGATATTCTGTGGCCTCCAGCGGACTTTGACTGCCCCAGCCCAACTGAAATAACGGATTGCTAAAGCTGTCCGCCACCGCCGCAGCATTAGTCTGTTTACTTTTCTTATGTTTCGCCATCTATGCTAACCCTCCAATCGGCCAGATGATTTACCATATACCGCAGCGCGTCCAGAGAGTGATCGTTTTCTTTCAGCGGTTTTTCCTCGCCGCGCAGCGCCGCTTTGCTGTCCCAGCGATAACTTTCCAATTCGGCCAGCAGAGCAGTGCAAACCGAACTGACGCGAATTTTGCGCCGGGCAATCAATGAAGCGCATTTGCGAATACCGTCCAACACCGCATTATCCGCTGCCAAAACATAAAGACCGCGGCTGCGCAGTTCGGTAATAAAAGAAGCCGCCGAAGGGTCAACAATAATTGCACAATCATGCGCGCCAATAAATTCCTGCAAATCATCAGCATATTCCCGATCGGTTTTCTGCCGCTGCTGTTTACGACTGTCCCAGTTATATTCGCGCTCCACCCAAAGCGTGCTGCCATCGTCCCAAATATCCAAAAAACGCATCGGGTTTGTTGTGCCGTAATCACAGGCAACAAAACGCTCCGCCGCATTGTGCAACCACTCCGGCGCACTCCCCGACTGATAAATATTAGCCGGGCCAAACATATCATAAATCACACCCTCGGCCACTCGCCAAAGGCCGCGAATATAACGGTCATAAAAAACACCGCTATACATACTCTCATAGCGAGAGCGCACAGCAGCGTCTAAACTTAAATTGTCGTCCATTGTAAAATGCAAATACAAGATCCGATGCTCATCCGCCTTTTGGATCCATTCCTGATAAAACCAATGCCCGGGATTTTCCGGGTTGCAGTTAAACCAGAATTTAGAGCCGGCCACCGAACAGCGCGCCATGGCTTGCTCCACAAAGGAGCGCGGCATCAGCGCCACCTCGTCAAAAAGCACTCCGGCCAATGTCATGCCCTGTATTAGGGTGTAGCTGCTTTCATCACGCCCACCGAAAAGGTAATAAGTGTTTGTCCGGCCGCCCAGCGTAATCACCAGTTTGTTTTCGCCGCGGCGTTCCGTCACCTCAAAAATTCCCTCCAACCAGCCTGGCAAATGCACAATCACATTTCGCCTGAGCGCCCCTATTGAACGGCCGCAAATGGCAAAACTCTGGCCGCTGAAAGTATACATACTCCAAAGCACAAAACCTACCGCCATGGAAATGGTTTTGCCTGAACGAATGGAACCGTCACAGATAATACCGTCTTTATCCAAAAACGCCGCCAGTTTCCACCACTTCATGGTTAGCTGCTGGCGACGGCTGAACCTCTTGTAAATCACTGAAATTATCCTCCTGCCAGTTTTCTATCGCCGTCAAAAGATTGTTGTCCTTAGGATCGGCTGACTGCGCCGCTTCACGCGCCGTATATTTGTCAATCACAATGCCCATAGCTGTGGCTATCTGATTCAGCGTCGCATCAGCAATCTTTTCCGGATCGTTAATCGCTTTTAACAAACTGCTGATTACTCGGCAAACGTCATTCTTCTGGCTCTCCATAAAGGCTAAAATGCTAACGGTGTTCTCCGCTCTTTTTTTGGTCACCTTTTGGCACATATCCGGATCACTTTTCAATACACGGGAAATTGTAGTGCGAGAAACACCATATTTGGCAGCCAAAGCCCGTAAACTGGAACCGTTTATCGATTCGGCAATGATTTTCTTTTTCTGTTTATCTGTCAGCTTTGCCACCGTTTATCACCTCACATTTTTTCACAATACCATTATAGCACATAAAAAAGTATCATTTGGTATCATTTGGTATCAACTTTGCAAAATCAAGCAAAGATTTTTTATGCAATCTCTTGATATGTACCAGTGAGTAGCCCATTTCCTGCGCAATATCGCATAGTTTCTTGCCCTCAATATAACGTTTGAACAGCAGCTGAATTTGGCTTTGATTGCCCAAACCTTGAATTTGCCGTATAATCACGCCCAACAGCTGGAAATAATCGTCGAACATACCGTTTATCTCACTTTCCAATTCGCACATCTGCAAAGCCTTATTCTCCACAACGCTGCTGTTCAGCGGGCCGCCCTGCACCCGCTCCCGGCTGAAATCCGTGCCGCCCAAACCGTCCAAGGTCAAGCGCAAATGCGCCAATTCCTGTTTGCGCTGCTGAATAAGCAGCTCTTGCCTTCTCAACTGCTGCAAATATTCTTTTGCGGTCATTCCTCTATCCTTTCGCGCGCCCGGTGGTGGACGGTCAAAATCAGGGGCGG